TGCGCAATAAACCTGTTAATGACAGTACCGAAGATTGCGTCGTAATGAAAGCTCGTGTAGAGTTCAGGATGGAGCCAAGTTTCATCTATGTTAGTGCCATACACGATCCCTTGATTAAGGTCCGTAACTCTAAGTTTCCAGACGCGTGCGGCGAACTCGAGATTGGCGCTGTCGTGAACTTTACTAAGGTGGTATATACTCCCTGGGCGTTTGGGGAAGAGAACACGATCTCTTCGACCGTTGTGTTCCACATCTAACCAGCCCTCCTCAATATCGATGTTAGGCGTCCCATACTCACCCATAGTGCCAAGTTTAACGATGTGACATTCAGGGTTATGACGCATAACTGTGTAGAGTAAATTGAGTGTGCCAAGAAGGTTGTTCTGCTGAGTCTCCACTCCCGCGGCGGCGGATAGATGGGAGAAGGGAGCCGAAGGCTGCTCGGCATAGTGGACAACGGAGTCCGGAAGAAACGTCTCAAAGATCTCATCGAAATACCTCTTGTTATATGCAATATCGCAGACCCTACAGTCTATGGCATTGTCTGCATGATGCCCGTTCCAGAGCCTCACCCGGTCTTGGTATGGGGGAAGATGCTGTAGGGGAGTAACACCGGCGATGGCTTCCCAACGTCTTTTCATCAGGTTATCAAGAACGGTTACTTCATGCCCCTTATGGGCAAGATACATCGCCGTGGGCCATCCAAGATAACCATCCCCTCCAAGTATTAGTATCTTCATTCCCCTGTCTCCTCCTTATATCCGTTGATGCGTTTCATGCCTTTATTACTCCTGCTGAGATGAGTGCCTCGGCCTGGATGAAGTCCTCCCTCATATCGATGTCCAGTGCAGACCACCGGCTGACTTCCATACCGTAGGATGGGTACTCAAAGAAGTTCTTGGTAATAAGGAAGTTCTTTCGCCGCACGACGATTAGGTTGCCAAACTTCCAGGACTGAGACTTCTTCTGTTTATTATACTGCGTTTTCCGTGCCTCCCAGTCCTTAAACTCAACACTCATGTCATGCCATATCCGCTGGTTTATCCAGTGATCGTTGTGTTGGATCTTACAGATGGTTTGAGCCGACGCCCACGTGGGTTCGTTCTCCATGACGTTTATGAGAGTATCCAGATCCAAGGCGGAAAAGAACGGCGATGTGGGCTGCACGAAGGCGATCAAATCCTCGTGATTCACGGCATCATCCTGGAGGTAGTTAAGTAAGACGTCGGCGACGCTCCACGTCTCGGGATCATATGCAGGGGGACGCATAGCAACTTGTACTCTTCCATCCCGCTCTGCATAGGTGGCAATCTTCATAGAGTCTGTAGAACAGACTACGTGGTCGACCCTCGTACACTCCTCCAGCCGATCGATAGAGTGCTGTATAAGAGGCTTTCCTCCTAAGTCTTTGAGGTTCTTATAAAGGATAGAGGAACCTCCCCTTGCGGGGATAAAAGCAAGTGTGCTCATTTCGCATACTCCTGTAGCATGAGATCGATAACATGGTGCTCCGTACTGTGCCATGCATCAATAGTTGAGCCGCCAATGTGGGGCGTTATGATAAGGTTATCGTACGTCTGGGCGTACGCAGTAAGGTTTGTGTTCCTAGCCTCTTGGAACTCACCAGCCATGACGTCGAGAGCAGCCCCCCGTATATGCCCATCAATAAGACCGGCTAGGAGAGCATCTTCATCGAGTATCTCCCCCCGAGCTGTATTTACTACAAGGGCGCCTTTCGGCAAAGCTCTGAGGACTTCCTTCGATACCAACCCTATCGTTTCGCTTGTGAGGGAACAACAGATGACCAGTATATCAGACTCGGCGGCAAGCCCCAGTAGTGTGGGCTGTGCCTGCCGGTTGGTATTAGGAATATAAGGATCGTAGTATCCAACTCTCATACCGAATTGCTCACCGATACAGCCGACCATATCTCCGATGCGACCGAACCCCACGACGCCTAAGCTCATACGGGAGAGCATCCTTGGCGCCGGCCATCGGCGACGATCCCAGACGTTCTGACACACATCGTTATGCGCCGCCGGTATCCGCCTGTGGATAGCGTGTATAAGCCCCCATGTATGCTCAATCGTTGGGGTTATCTCCTCAAGGAAGGCTTTTTCCCCTAAGAGGGATATGATCGTAACGCCTCTCTTGCGGCAAGCATCTGTGTCGATGTGCTGATGTGATGAGGTATTGGAAACAAGATACTTACACCTTGGATACTTTGCAAGCATCTCATCGTCCCAAGATACCGTAATCCCTGCGAATACAACCTCCACGTGCTTGTTGAACTGGAAGCCTGGGTAGGGGTCCGTCCAGAGATAGGTGTTGTTCTCAAGGTAGGCGATATTCTCCGGGTGGAAATGCATCGTCCTGAAGTATTGTACTGTAGGTTTTTTCATTTATCCTCCTCCATCTTGGCGAGTACGGCTTAGGCCCATGACTTACCTTTCGGGATGCCCTCCGTCTTGAGGATGTCAATAACACGATCCCCAGTGTACCCATCCCCGTAGTGCATACCCCAACCGGTGGTCTTATCCTCTGCGTGTTTGATCGCCTCCGCGATGTCGAAACGGTTGGTGTCGGGGAAGAGAGTAGACTCTTTGGAGTATGCCCTCCCAAGCTGCCGATCCCCTACCATAACGGCTGGAGTCTCCACGTACGGAGCCTCGATAATCCCGCAGCTGCTATTTCCCACTATGCAGTAGGCATCCCGAAGGATGGGGAGGAACCGCCGCGATGGGATGTTTGGAAACACTTGGAAGTTCTCCCATGTGCGGGCGGCCTCCAAAACACGGAGGACACCCCGATGTCCGGGGTCTGAGCAGGGATAGATGCATATAACTCCCAAGGAGAGTTCCCTCGCTGCGATAGCGGCTCCCTGCACAGCTTCGTATGTTTGCTCCCGAGCCTTTTTAGGCTCTAAAGAATCAGGATGAAGCAGCAAGATGATATAATCACTCGGGATGTTGGGTGGCCCCTCCTCATCGCAGTCCCATATCCTTATAGGATCAATGTGAGAGTCTCCCACTACATAGACGTTGTTTCGCTCCCCTTGAGTTTGAAGCCGCATTCTTGACTGTTCACAAGAAACGAAATGGATACGAGCCATCTTGCTGATGGTATGCCGCCAGATGTCATCCATCGTACCGGTCTTGTCGCCGCCCTGAAGGTGGGCGATGGGCACGTTCATCTGGGTTGCAGCAATCGCACCGGCGACAGTCTCTCCCCGGTCTCCGTAGAGCATCAAAAGGTCTGCGGTAGTATATTCCAGCGCAGAGGCAATCCCCTCAACGTAGTGAGCAACGTTTATTGCCCGTCCAAGAGGATCATCCCCATCAGACTGGGGAAATACATTACGTACGTGGAAGTCCTTGGAAAGATCTCTTCCCGTTCCACCGAACTTCCCCATAAGGTGCTGATCACAGGCGATAATCCGCAGGTCGAAAAAAGAATCTTCTTTCATCGCCTGCAGCATGGGGCGCATGGCGTCTATGCCACCACGCTTCCCCGTTAGGACTGCTACTTTCATCTTTTACCTCCTTCAAGAATGTCCATCAGAACATCGGCGTCGTCAGACGTATCCTTATACGTCCTGCCAATAGATTTCCACTCCTCCCCAGTTAAAAGAGAACTACAAGCGTCTAGGGAGGGAATCTGCAGGTGGGCTACCCAAAAAGCTAGGGCGATGCCACATATGGCACCGATTCCTATACCCGACAGGAAGAACACTAGGTGATGACCTCCGCAACGACCATCTTGAGCCGAACGATCTGCATATCCTCGGTCTTACGATGTGGAAGTTTCTTAGTAGTGATCTCGTCACACCAGTCGGAGAGCCTCGTATCTGCGGGTAGGCTGGTCCATCCGAGAAGCCACCAGTTCAAGGCTTTCTTGGCCGGCCCGACGCTCTCGAATAACCGTGGCGGCTCGGTCTCCGAAGGTTCCGTATGTGTAGGACTTCTGCGTCGTCGATACTGGGGGAGATAAAACCCCGTGGATTTCTGTCGTATCGCATACATTTTATATGCTCCTTTGTGGATCACAACAGTGGGTCTAGTTCTACGCTCCTTGGCATATACTCGCCGTTCTTGTACATAAGAAAGTTGATCTTACCATGCCTCCGAGCGAGAACGGAAGCGGCGAGGGCATTTAAAATACCTAATGAATAGATAAGGAGATAATCGTCCTCAGAAGAGTTAACCATTCCCTCCGCGATGGTGCGAAATAAATCACCTACGGCAAACCTCTGCACGGTACCCTCTGTCAAAAAGACGAGTTTACCGAACCGCTCTGCGGCGGAGTAATCATACGGGCCGCGATTTGGTACAAAGACGCTGGGCATGAGAAGGTGAGGCCCACCCCGAAGGGTGGACCCCGCTCCTCAACGGGCCGGCTTAGGCCGCGTCTTTTGCGATTTCGGCCAAGAGAGCTTTGCGCTCCTCCGGCGTCATCTTGGCGATATCGGCCTTGACCTTGTCCCGCTTGGAGACAGTCGCCCGACGGACACCAATTTTGTGGTCCTCAAGCATCTTGTTGATCTCGGCCGGCTTCTTTTCAGTCTTGAGGCCCGCCCTGGCGATGGCCTGCTTGTCGATAGCCACTGCCGCCTCGAACTTGGAGTTGACGACCTCCGCCGTGAACATCTTGATGTTCTCTGCGGCGTCCTCACCAAGCTCGTAGCTGAAAGTGTGCGATGGGGCGTCATCCTCACGCCCGAGTCTCGCGGTAACGGTTACTGTCTTAGGCATCTTCTTTAGCTCCTTGTTACGATTGATGGAACAACACTACGAGGATGATTGTATTAGGTGAGACCCGAGTTGTCAATGGGTTTCCGCCTAGGATGTAATCCTCTTATACATCCCCTCCACAAGAACCTCCACCGGCTCCGTGTCCCATTGTGAGACAGGGAGACCGGCGAAAATCGTGCAGATTGCCTGTTTTAACGCCTCATCCTTCTCTCCTCTCTTTACCAGTCTGTTCTCAGGTGCTTGTATTACCACATCTTTCCACGGTATCGTATCCCAGGCCGTGGCGGCAGTCTTACGCTTCCGCACTTTCTGGGTCGGTGGTGCCTTACCGGCACTCTTGAGAGCCTTGTCTGAGCGTTCTTTGCGCTCCGCTATGACCTTGGCCGCCACGGTTTCAGCAAGAGCCGAATGGCCGGCGACGGCTGTCTGGCCGGGAATAGGAACCCCGGTGCGACGAGCCTCAAAGATCTCCCCAACCCTGGAGGCGGGCATAGCGCCCGCATCTCCGTTGGGCCAAGGAACGTCAGGCCACTGGTATCCCCGGTATATTCGAGACACCGTTGCTTGGGTCGTATAAAAGGCAGTCGCAATCTCCTCCTGGGTTTCCTCCCCCTTCCAGAGACGCTCCTTCACGACTTGGACGTCGCTCGGAAGTAGGTATGTACGGGGAAGGGTCATGTTCTTAAAGCCTTACGATGGTGGCTTGAAGAGCCTCTGCGACAGAAACGATCGCGTGTTCCGCCGATTTGTCGGGAGCCTTAACGAGCAGGTTGACTGGGCCGTTCGTGTTCCCGGCACGCCGGCGCATCAGACCTTCACAGGCGATGGTTGTCCACTTCGGGGACACGCCCGTATTGATCCAGCGACCGACAGCACCGGCGGATATTCCCAGAGTTGTTGCCAACTCACCGGCGTTTATGTTGTACTCATTCATAACCTGCTTAAGGTGCAGGGCAGATTGAACCTTGTTATGGGGTCCAGCCATCTTATGCCTCTCTTTCATCTATAATATTCACACAATGTGAATATTCCTCTAGTTAGTTCCTCCTAGTATAAGGAGGCCGTAGTAAACTATGACAAAAAGGACCGCAAGCGCGGCCCAATAGTTAAGCGTTCCCATTAAAAGGGAATATTGTCATCAAGGGTTTCGGGAGGATCAATCTGGGGAGGATCACCCACCGATCCGTCCTCAAAGCTATCGAGGAGTGCCTTCGCCTCCGCCTCCAACGCCTTCTGCAACGTCTTTGCGTTATCCTCCACGAGTCGGTTAATCACCTCATTAACAAACGCCAGTCTTTCTTCGTATCGTATCACTGTAGCCTCCATGTCTCAAGGGTCACCACTTCTGCAATAGGTAGCACAAGCTCGTCGTGGTGGTTAGTCGCCCATGCTTGGTAAACTTTGCGTCCTTCGCGTAGCCTCCGAAGAACGTCCTTCGCCTCCTCGGCTGTGGGAACACCAGTTCGGATTTGCACCCAATCGGTGTCCCACGGCTTCAACCGGACGTAGATATTAAAAGGTTTAGCCATCTCGCGACAACTGGAAATTGACAAGGTGAGAGAATAGCTGCAACCCGTCGTTAGCCATTTCCGGTGCCAGTTCCAAGAGCCTCTCCTTGGGGACTGACACAACTTGTGTCAGCACCGCTGCCTCCATTATGGCGACGAGGAAGGCGCGATCCGACGTATCGGGATATTCCCGCTTCCACTTCTTGTGAAGCCCATCGAGAGCCTCAATTGTATCGGAGAGGCGATCCCTATGAGCGTTGAACGCCTCCTTCTCCTCTGCGGTGTGCTCGAATATGCTCGCCAACTCTGGCGGCAATTCCTTACCGTTCGGTCCGGTCATGGTTCACCTTCTGTTTGAGTGTAAGACGGGAGTACGCTGCCTCCTTGCGTACATGCTCAAGAGCACGCACATCCACCCCGGCGAGAGTTTCACCGAGGTGGAGTTTGTGAAGGGCGATGAGTTCGTCATCCTTCGGGATGTAGCGTGAGAGTTGCCACTTCTGAAGAATCCATGTGACCTCACCCTTCATTGTGCTATCGCAATCAGGAAAATAACAACAAGACCAACAGCGTAAAACGTCATAAACATCGACATCGGTTTGCCTCCTAAGCAAGATGTTAAAGTTGTCGATGATCTATAATACCACAATACATGGTAGATGTAAAGAATAATTATACATAAGTATATAACCCTGACATCTTCTACGCGAAGCGTAGAGGACGGTGTTACAGTGTATGAATGAATGAATACACATTACTACGGCGATGCAGGTTCAAGTATACAATCCTCTATGTATGGCTGAATGAACGTATGTATAACTCTATAGGCTTTCTACTATCTATAGAATAATATATATATTAGAAGATACTAATGTACGATATAAGATATAACAGCCCTCCATCTATGCTGGTCACATCATGTGAATATTCCTCTATGGGCTGGAGGCCCAGGGGGCGTAAACCCGGTGCCTGTGGTGGGCTAAGTATGTGTATACATACAATCATACATGACCAAAAATGTACCCTTGCGTTTCCCCATCAGGTGTAACAGAATACGCATTATGAACCATACAAAGATCATACTCGTACAAGATCTTTGGGGAGCCGCCCCATCTGCGCCTGTTATGCAGCGGTTTCGTTCCTTCCAACAGTATCTAAGGAAAGAAGAAGATGGTGGTATGGAAGAAAGGTCAGAAGCCCGGCCTTCAGAACTCAAACCCACTGATGCTTGAAGGTGCAACTGCGATAGCTGCATATATCGGTAAGTGTTATAATACAACGTTGGAGTGGATATGGCACTTTGGGTTGCCGGCTGCAAAGAATAGGCAAGGTGTATGGATCTCTCACAAAGCCCTTATCCTTCAATGGATACTATCGAAGAACCGTCTCGACCTCGAACATCGTGCTCGCAAAGCCTTGACGGTGGAAGCCGTAAGAGAGGCAGCCGTAGAGCTGGGTGTGGACCCTGATGAACTGTTTGATGAGGTGACTCGTGATAGGTGATAAAGAGATAGCTAGGAGGTTCTTCGATAAGACCGAACTCCTCGACCATTTTAGAGGACTAAGCAGGGAACCCTTCATCGATACGTTGGCATACGTCATCGGTTTCCAACCTACACCGGTTGCCTTGCGTGACTTCGCAGATAAACACCCTGACAGGTGGGCTAATGCACTCTCAACGCTGGCCCGCCTTAGCGGCTTCCATGATAAGGTCGAAGTGGAGAACAACATCAATATAACTATCGGTAAGATGGGAGATGCGGAGTTGGAGGAACAGCTTGCTGATGTACAGAAGCAGCTGATGGCTCTAACGCTTGGGCCGGGAGAATACAACGTGGAGAAAGACGCGGACGCAGAAAAGGGACCAGAGACCGAAGTCCCTGATCCCTCTGCCGATTAACCCTCCTCGATCGTGACTGTCAACATCTCAGGAACAGCGTCCCCAAGGACTGACTTCTTGACGTAGATGTTGCCAACGACGGCATCTGCGGCATCCTTAGCGGTGCCATTAGACGCCTCCGTATAACGCCATGTACGCTTAGTCTCACGATCAGGAATGAATGTTAGAACCGTACGGTCCATACATACCTCCTGTGTTGCGGCAAGCTATCTGCGTTTGATGCTCACCAGTTGTTCCCAGAGCAGGTCTATCAACCTACATTGTGCAGGTGTTACTCCGGGAGTCATCTGGTAGTTATCCACTATCCTTTGGAGGACACCTGCCTCCGTCTTGGACAACACCAGGATGATACGGTTCGCGTCCTCATCCTCGAAAGCAAGAGGTGTATGAGAACACCGAAAGTCATGGGCTGCCACCTTACTTGACCTTTCGATCATCTTCCTTTCGGCTCTTGCGGCCATCTCTTTGGGTCGGGCATCAAGTCTGGCATTAGCCATCGCGTGTAGTTCTGGATGCATCTTGGATGCTCCCTACAAAGGTGTTGAAAAAAGAGAGAAGGGAGGACCGAAGCCCTCCCCACTCACTCTGCCGATGGACGATTATTTCTCCGCCCTTATCACCTCTCGGTTCGCCCATATCACCGTGCATTCCGCCTCGGTGAAGCCCAAGGCCATGTTCGCCTTGAAAAACTTCTCTTCGTCGGTCAACACGACACGGGTCCGACGCTCGGGGTCCGTAAGATACCCCATGAAGTCAACCACATCTTTGTGACTGGCTAACGCCGCGCCCTTGATACCTGCAACGGTCTTGGTTCCCTTATACAGGGCCTTGACCCTCGCCCGATATCGCACCTTCAGACTCTCCATAAAGATCGTAAACACGAGTCCTTTGAGTACCTTAACGGCTTCGTCAAGGTTCTCCGGTGCGGTGAGGGTGGTTGTAACTTCCCACCTTTTATCGGTCTTTTTGCCTTCGTAGGTCTCGAGTGAAATCTTTTGCATAACTACCTCATTGATTGTAAAAGTTTCATGGTTGAAAGATCCCGAGCAGCATAGCTTCGCCACTGTGGCCTAAATCGCGGTTCGGGATATCTGGTACTTTGCCCTCCCAAGCACATCGCCATGATGCACGAGGTACGCTCGTTTCCCAGGCCCGATTGTATCCTGCCGGCACCTTATCACGGTCGGGATACCCGGTCTTTTCAAGGGATATTTTCCCTTGCTTCACATAAGATATGGGGTTTAAGCCCGGCACTTTCAAGGGTGTAAACAACTTTTTTACGTTATATCTGATTATTCTTACTCGATGTGGATGCAACCATAACTTGATGGAATTGGTCCCCATGCAACCCGTGGACGTTTGGAGATGATAGTCAATCGCAATCTACGGGCCGGTCGGCCATGTGGGCGCTAAACGCAAGTGATACGCACTCGCAACGGTGGGGCGCTAGATGAAGGTGCGTCGCAGTCGCAACATGGACGGCGGCCAATGCAGATGATACGCACTCGCATCTTAGCGGTTGCTCATATAAAGATGCGTCTCATTCGCATCGGCCGGCCGGGGGGTGGGGCGGTAATGGGAAAACGCTAGAGCTGCGGGGGGACCCTCCGTACAGTTTGAAAAAATCTGAGAGATTCTCATAGAAGGGGCTTCGCCCCACGTTTATTCGGCGCCGGACCTTGCGCGCCCGCGTATATGCGCGTATTTATAAAGTCATGCGCGTTCCGCCCTGATTATGAGGTTCCTCTTGCAGACAACAGAATTCGCGGCGAGGCAACTCAAAGAACATGCATTCGCCCTTTCGCAGGAACTGGTTAGCCGAAGGACGGGAGACCCCCTTCTTACATTTGAACCCTTCGGGCCCCAAAGGGGGTTCATAGACGCTATTCTCGGCGGAGCCTGTAAGGAGGCATATTACATCGGGGCGAACCGAAGCGGAAAGAGTGACGCCGGCGCCTATGTGGGGGCTATGCTGGCCCGCTTTGGCGACCGCTCGGACGGTGTTAGGTTCGTAAAAGGAAAGGGGTCAGATATAGAGATGCGAGACAGGGCAACCTCTGGATGGGTTAGCGCCCTCGATTTTCCAATTAGCCGCGACACTATTCAGCCGAAATACTTCGATAACGGCTTCGTTCCTCCGGGGGCTACCCACGAACCCTTTATTCCTGAACGAGAGGTTAAGGAATGGAGAATCTCGGATCAAATCCTCAAGCTTAAGAATGGCTCCATCATTGGCTTCAAGTCCGCGGACTCTGGACGCCTCAAGTATCAGGGCGCAGAAAAAGAGTGGATACACTTCGATGAGGAACATCCTAAATCCATCTACGATGAGGCGGTTATCCGAGTCGGTGCGAAACCGCTTAAGTTATTCACCACCTGTACATTACTACCTCCTGAGGGACAGGTCGGCGGTGTCACGTGGGTATTCAACGAAATCGTTAAGCCCTTCCAACGAGGGACTCTTAAATACGTTCAGGTATTCAACGCATCTATCTACGACAATCCGCATATTGCACAGTCGGAGGTTGAGTTCCTTGAAAGTAAGTATCCGGAGGGTTCTACCCAGCGCCGCATCCGGTTGAATGGGGAACTCATCCCGGGTCTTTCCGGCTCTCGTATATATGCCGGCTTCGATCACAAGTTGAATATCCGGGAGCAGCCCGAAATCATGCTACGCCGGCCCCTCGCGTGGATATGGGACTTCAACGTGGAGCCTATGGTCACCCTTATTGGACAAAGGGAGAAGAACCTCTTTCGCGTTTTTAAGGAGATATATCTTGAAGAAGGAAACCTCCCCGAAATGTGCGACCACTTCCGGTCCATACATCCCTTCCACCTTGCCGAAATCTGGATCTATGGGGATGCCACCGGCAAAGACCGCAGCCACCAAACCCGCCTTTCTTCATACCAGATCATCCTCAACAATATGCAGAACTATCCTGCGCCGCTCAAGATGAAGGTTCCCGAAAGCAATCCCGGTGTCCCTGATCGTATCAATGCGGTAAATCGGGCGTGCAAGCACGAAAGCGGTGAGGTTATGCTCGAAGTGGATCCGGACTGCGATGAGCTGATTTCGGATATGGAACAGGTGTTGTCCGACGGTAAGGGGGGTATCAAAAAGACCTTTAACCGGAAAGACCCATACTTTAGAAGAACACACACCAGTGACGCCCTTGGATATTGGGTCTATCATGAGGCTCCGGTTGTTTCCCTACAGTCTGGGAGTGTTCCACGAAGAACGGTGATTAAGCGTCCGGGGTACGGACAGACCCACTAGTAAATTCACATCATGTGAATAATCCAGGAGAAGTCATGCCCGCCCCTCAGACCGACGATGCAAGGAAGGATCGGTTCTGTCGTTATTGTGGGGAGGAACTGACTCCCGGTGGGGTAAGAGATATTGGAGTATGCGAAGACTGTATTGCGAACAGCCGTTATAGATTAACCAAAATCCCGAGGGTAAGTTATGGCCGAAAACATACCAGTGAGTGAACGTCCCGGCGACGATATTCCTGTCTCCTCAGGGATGAACAGTCCAACCGTTATCACCGCCATCCGCGCGTATAAGAAAGAGGCAGCTGATGCGAAGAAAACTCGTATGCGGCAGAACAAAGCGAACATGGATGCCTATATGGGCCTTCAGGACTGGTCTCACAAGACGACTGGACAATCCCGAGAGTTCCTCCCTAAGACCGCTGTTGCGGTCGAACAGTTCGTTGGCTTCGCGAAGCGGGCGCTCACACAGTTCGGCGCGTGGTATGACATAGACTTCGGTCGCGACAGCGCATCGCCGATATCCTCCACGGCGGCAAGACGCCTCTTGGATGCCTTCTTGGACAATCTTCTCGTCAACACAAACCGGGAAGGGCCATTCGCCACGCTGTTATCCGACGGCCTGAAGACCGGCGCTCTCGAAAGCCTCGTCGTCTTCAAGATTCACGGTCATTCCATCGAGGAGAGAACCTTCGAGGTTGAGCCAGGTCAGCCGATCATCGACAACGACACGCAGGAAATGACCCAAGGCGATGAGGAACTGGTAACAAAGATTACCAATCCCTGGCGCCTTCGTATTGATCTTGTACGGTCAGGGGACTACTTCCCAGATCCGACGGGCCGCGGCTTGTATGAGATACACTCATCGGAGCATGACCTCCACTACGTCATCGACAGAGCCAAGGAGGGTATCTACGACGAATCGGTTGTGGAAGAAATGCGGGTGGATTTCCAACAGAAGGAGGATGAAGCCCGAAATACGCGAGATATGGGCCAAGATGACTCTCAACCCCCCGGCTTTCGTAAGCGCATCGTTCTGGATGAGTTTTGGGGCACCTTGTTGGATGAGGACGGTCGGGCTGTCCAGCGAAACGTGCTCTGCACCGTCGCGAACGATAGGTGGCTCATCCGGAAGCCGACACCTAACCCGTTCTGGCACCAAGAAAGCCCCTTTGTGGCAACACCGCTTATTCGGGTACCCTTCTCCGTATGGCATAAAGCCCTTATGGACGGCGGCGTACAGCTTAATCTGGCTTTCAACCTAATGCTGGACGGTGGCCTCTCCAGCGTGTGGGGAATTAAACAGCTGAGGGTTGATGACCTCGAGAACCCCGGCGAAGTCTCCGATGGGATACCGCAAGGAACAACGCTGGCGGTCAAAAACACCCTTCCGCATGGGCAAAAGGTGATTGAGAAGGTAGCGGAGGGCGAAATTCCCACTGATGCGATGGCTGTCTTCGAGATGGTGACCCGTGAGTTCACTTCCGCCGCACTTTCCAATGAACTCAAGATGGGTTCCCTCCCCCCGAAGCAGGTTAAAGCCACGGAGGTTGTTGAACTCTCCCAGAGTCAGGCTGTAACCCTCGATAGCATCATCGCGGACGTTGAATTGGACCTAATCGGCAGGACATTGCGGAAAAGCTGGCTGACGGTTATGCAGAACCTTGGGGATGTGGCCTCCGATAGGATTATCGCCGCAATCGGCCTCGATAGCGCCTTCAAACTGGCGACAATGTCCCCCGCCAAGCGTTTCGCAACCTTTGCGAATGAGTGCCGATTTAAGGTCTACGGCCTCTCTGCTGTTCTATCGAAGGTTCGCGACTTCCAAAAGATGATGGCTCTCCTCCAAGCGGTTGTCAGCAACCCGGTTCTTCTCCAGGCGTTCTTCAAGAAGTATAGTCCCGACCGAGTCTTGTCTCACCTCATGAAGAGCCTCTCAGTAAACCCTGAACAGATGGCTCGAGACGATGAGGAACTCGGCAAGGTTATGCAGGAACTCGAAGAGCTGCCGATGTTCCAACAGCTTGCAGGAGGAAAGCCCGGGCAGGGTGGTGGGAACGCTGGCGCCGGCGGCGGAGGCGGAGCGGGCTTATCCGCGCAGAATACCGGCGAGCCTGGTCTTCCTGCGGAAATAAACAGCGCGGGGAATGCCTCGTCTGGATTAGCCGGCGCCGGAGGAGCCTGATATGGCTTCTGATGCGTGGACCGACTGGAATAAAGTCGTGGGAGATTTAGGCGATAAGACTATCCCAGAGATTGACCGAAGTCTGAACAA